ATGCGCGGAGCACAAGGAAAAGCATCCGCTGGGTATCGCAGGAGAAGCCATCGCTGGATCGCCTGATCGGGACGACATCGCTTGCGATCCACGGGATGCGGATACCGGGGGATTTCCCCGCATTATTGGCCCGTGATCTCATTGACGAGTTCACCCCGCAAAGCGGTTCCGTGCTCGATCCCTGTCACGGCTGGGGCGGCCGGATGCTGGGTTTTCTGCTGAGCCATGCGGAGAGATACGTCGGCTTTGATCCCAGTGAGCCGACGCATGCGGGCGTGCGCACAATGTTCGAGGATCTGAGCGCGCTCACGCCGGAGCGGAGAAAACATGCAACGTTGCATGTTTTAGCGTTCGAGGATGCGAAGCTGCCTGTCGCTGCGTTCGATTTCGCGCTGACCAGCCCGCCTTACTACGATGTTGAGAAGTATGACGGAGATGCCAGCAGCTTCCGCCGGTACGCGAGCTTCGATGACTGGCTGGACAGCTTTTATGCGCCGCTGATTGCGAGGACCGCTGCTGCGCTGAAGCCGCGTGCTGTGTTTGCGCTGCAAGTGGGGAGCCAGCGCTATCCGCTTGTCGAGCGTGCGCTGAGCTTTGGGATGCGATCCGGCCTTGAGCACCTGGAGACGCGCCACACATCCATGGTGAACAATCGCGTGGGGACAGCGCCGGATGATGGCGAAGTCATCGTGCTTTTTCGTCGCGTTTAGCCTGTGCGGAGCGCACAGTCGCACACCGTAGGATTAATTGAGTGGTTCGGTAACGAATTTTCCGAAGGAGACAGCACGATGTCGTTGCCACGAGTTCTGCCCCGCAGGGTGGGGCCAAACCCGCACGGAAGGCCGGAATTTGTGCCGACGGACGAGCAGCGCCACCTTGTCCAAGTGCTCGTCGGGATGGGCGTTCCGCGCAAGACGATCGGGCAATTATTGCCAGGCGGGATTAGTGTGCCAACGCTGGAGAAGCACTTCAGCGAGGAGTTGGTGAGCGGCAAGGACGTGCTGATCGCGAGCATCAAGCATGACATCGTGAAAGCCGCGAAGCGGGGGAATGTCCGCGCGCAGACATGGCTCTTGGAGCGCCTTGATCCTGCGAATTTCGGGAAAGTTGCTGTTGCTGTGCCGGAGGACGCTGCTGTCGTGCCTGTCGTCTCGGATGCCAAAGTGGAGATTTATCTGCCGGACAATCAGCGTGGGACCGGGGATATTTCGCCTGTGACTATGTTCACAGAGCCGCCGACGATCGATGCGGAGCCGGGCGATGAGGGCGGCTCGGAAAATAAGTAGCTCTTGACAGGGGATTTTCGATGGCTCACACCGCTTTGGGGTTCCCACACTCTATCATCCTTACCGTCTCTCCGCGCGCGCACGCATTATGCGCGCGCAGGCGCGTGTGCGCGGGGGAAGAGAAATTTTCCGGAAATGGCATGATCGTTCCGCGTGGCGCAGCGGCTTTGCGTGCGCGGCTCGCGCGTGATCCTGTGACTGTAGTCCGTGGCTGCGCGTGATGAACTGGAACACGCAGCATAAGCGGGAGCGGCTGTACGCACAGAAGCTCGCAGCGTATCGCCATCATGGCGCAGAGGGTGTGCGCGCTGTCCTGCGCGGCCAAGCGCACAATCGCGGGACGAAGCCGACGCCGGGCGACATCGAGTGGCAGATGCATCAGTTCATCCGATCACTGCCTGTCAGTGTCAGGATCGAGCGCGCGGAGTTCGTCGGCCAGCACAAAGCGGAAGCGGCGATCCTTGCGCGCACGAAAGACCACACTGAGCAGATCGCGCTGTTGAAGCAGTGGCACGCAGCACGGCGCGCGTGTGTGCAGCAGAAGATGCAGCGGCTGCGCGAGCACGAAGCGATGCGGGAGGCGGCAGGACTGCCCATCGCGTATGTGGGGGCAATCCGATGAAGCCGATGTCGTTCCGCACAGTGTGCGCGCGCATCCGCGCGTGGTTTGCGCGCCAGTTCGATTTGCATCCCTCGGAAGCGTATGAGCGGCCTGCTGAGCTTGAGCCGCTGCTGCGCTCGTATCGCACAGCGGATGATACCAAGGAGGAAGACGCGCGATGATCATCCGCCCGCAGCCCGGTCCGCAGGAGCGCTTCCTGGCATGTCGTGCTGACATCGGTATATTCGGCGGCGCTGCTGGCGGCGGGAAGACATGGGCTCTGCTGCTGGAGCCGCTGCGCCATGTGACGCGCAATCCGCGCTTTGCCGCTGCTTATTTCCGCAGGAACACGACGCAGATCAAGAACCCCGGTGGCTTGTGGGATGCGTCGATGCGTCTCTATCCATATACGGGCGGCATTCCAAACCACACACTGGAATGGCGCTGGAAGGATGGCGGTCGGATCAAGTTCGGCCATCTTGAGCACGAAGTCACCAAGTTCGACTGGCACGGCGCAGAACTGCCGCTGCTGTGCTTCGATGAGTTGACCACTTTTACGGAAACGCAATTCTGGTATCTGATGTCGCGTAACCGCTCGATGTCAGGCGTACCGGGATATATCAGGGCCTCCTGCAATCCCGACGCGGATAGCTGGGTCGCTCGGCTGATCGAATGGTGGATCGATCAGAACACGGGCCTTGCGATCGAGGAGCGCTCCGGCGTGGTCCGCTGGTTCGTGCGCGTCGATGACAGATTGGAATGGGCGGACACGCGCGAGGAACTGATGCGGCGCTTCCCGCGCTCGATCCCAAAGTCGCTGACATTCATCGGCGCTACATTGGACGACAATCCCGCGCTGGATAAGGGCGATCCGAATTACCGCGCCAATCTGATGAACATGCAGCTTGTCGACAGGGAACGGCTGCTGGGCGCGAACTGGAAGATCCGGCCGGCCGCCGGTCTGTTCTTCCAGCGCTCATGGTGCACCGTTGTCGATATCCTGCCCGCTCATATGATAGTCAAACGCGGTTGGGATCTCGCTGCGACAGCCTACACGGGAACGAACGACCCAGACTGGACTGTCGGCGTGAAAATGGGCCGCACATATGACGGCCAGATTTTCATCCTCGACGTGCGCTGGTTCCGTGGGAACCCCGGTGAGGTGAAGCGCATGGTCGTCAACACAGCGAGCCAGGACGGAACGAAAGTCGCGATCCGGATACCGCAGGACCCCGGCCAGGGCGGCAAATCGCAAGTCGCGGACTATGCCAGCGCACTGATGGGCTACGCATTCAGCGCTGGCGTCGAGAGCGGCGAGAAGGAGACGCGCTTCTCGCCCTTCTCAGCGCAAGCCGAGCACGGCAAGGTGCGCGTGCTGCGCGCTGACTGGAACGATCGCTGGTTCTCCGAACTGGAAGCGTTTCCGCAGTCGCGCCACGACGATGCTGTGGATGCGACGTCGACCGCGTTCGCTGCGCTCAGCAAATATACAGTGAGTGTCGGCGCAGGAATGGTATTCACGGAGAGCCGCGAGCAGGACGGCTGGGCGGTCGAGTACTGAGGGAGGCTCTGCGATGGCTGTTGCACCAGTTCTGCCGGATGCAAGGATCGGCGCGAACACTGCGACGTACTCGACCCCGGTGTTCGACCATGGTCTGACTTTCCACGAGATCGGTCAGACCGGGCTCCGGCAGTACTCGGGATGGATTCGCGAGGAGTTCCTGCCGCAACTGATGGGCCGCCAGGGCGCGCGGGTCTATCGCGAGATGCAGGACAACAACGCGACGATCGGCGCGATGCTGTTCGCGATCACGCAGACGATGCGCAAGATCGCATGGCGCGTGAAGCCTGCGGACATGAGCCCCGAGGCGATGGCTGAGGCGGAGTTTGCCGAGAGCCTGCGCCACGATATGTCGCATACCTGGGAGGATTTCATCGCCGAAGCGCTGTCTATGCTGGCGTACGGCTATTCCGTGCACGAGATCGTCTACAAGCGCAGGCTTGGCCCGCAGCCGGAACAGCCGCTCGCGGGGAAGGACGAGGAAGTCGCTTCGTCGCGCTACGATGACGGCCGGATCGGCATCCGCAAGCTGCCCATTCGCGGCCAGGATACCATCCTCAAATGGTACTTCGGCGCGAATGGTCAGATCGAAGGTCTGACCCAGCAGCCCTACACCGGGACGATCACCGACATCCCGATCGAGAAGCTGCTGCTGTTCCGGCCGTCAGCGCACAAGAACAACCCCGAAGGCCGGTCGATCCTGCGCAATTCATATCGAAGCTGGTATTTTCTCAAGCGGTTCGAGGAAGAAGAGGCGATTTTCTACGAGCGGATGTCGGGCGTGCCGTGCATGTTCGTGCCAAGCGAACTGCTGGATGCAGCCTCGGCGGGCGACGCGAACGCCGTGCAGCAGGTCAACGCGTACAAGCGGATTGTCACCAACACCAAGATCGGCGAGCAAATGGGCCTGCTGCTGCCCTCGAACACCTACCCGAACGCGACGGGCACGCAGGGCAACACGAAGATGTTCGAGTTCCAGCTTGTCACGCCACAGGGCCGATCGGCGGGGGTGGATTCGGACAAGATCATCACCCGGCACCGCTTGGACATGCTGATGACGGTGCTGGCGGATTTCGTCGCGCTGGGCCACGCATCGCACGGCACACAATCGCTCGCTCAGAACAAAGTCGATATGTTCTTCCAGGCCATTGAGGGCTGGGTGAACGGCATCGCCGCCGTGGTGAACCGCCATCTGCTGCCGCGCGTGTGGGAGTTGAATGCTCTCGATCCCAAGCTGATGCCGGAATACGTGCCCGATCTGGCGCAGCGCATCGACATCGCCGGGCTGGCGGACTTCGTGCTCAAGCTGGCGCAGTCGGGGATGACGATGTTCCCCGATCCGGATCTGGAGAACTACCTGCGCGACGCGGCGGGCATGCCCGCGATCGGCGATGATGCGTTCACCGAGGAAGTGGAGCCGAACGCGTTGCAGACGCCGGATGATCTCGCGCCGGGTGTGCAGCAGCGCACGCCCAAGCCGGGCCAGACGGTGCAGCCGAGCCTGCAACAGCAGGGCAACCAGCGGCAGGCCGCAACCGTCGCGGCGCTGAATGCCTCCGCGCAACGTCGGGTGAACCGTGTCAGCGCATGAAGCCATCGCAGATCCAGCCGCGCGACGATCTGGCCCGCCGGATCGCTGAGCGGCACGAGCGCACGGTTGCGACGCAGGTCAGCGCCGGGATCACCGCGCTCCGCGCTTCGATCGATGAAGCGACACTGGCGCGCGCGATCGAGACGAACGATTGGGATCGGCTTTGGCGTCACCTCGCGCTCGATCGTATGCCGGACATGCTGCGCCCGGCGCTGAACGGGCTGGCGTGGATACACGATCGGCTGGCGCAGGAGACGATGGCGGAAATTGACGCCATCTTCAAAGCTGGCCCGTCAAAATTGAAAACGCCGGCCGTCATTCCACTCACCTATGATCCGCTCGCCAGCCAGACAGTGCAGCGCCAGCGCGACGCGAATGAGCAGATCGTGGAGGGTGTCGAGGACGCCGCGCAGCAGACAGCGCGGCAGATTGTCAGCGACGGGCTTGCTGCGCGCATGCGGCCTGCGGCGATTGCGCGGCGGCTGCGCGAGACGCTTGGCATGACGATACAAGAGGCCAACGCGATCGAGACTTATCGCGGCGCGCTGGAGCAGGGGAGCGCGGCGGCGCTGGCCCGTGCGCTGCGCGATCGGCGCTACGATGCGCGTGTCCGGCGGGGCGAGCCGCTGGAGGACGATCAAATCGAGACGATGGTCGCGCGCTATGCCGAACGCTATCGCGCCTTCCGCGCCGAGAGGATCGCGCGGACAGAGACATTGCGGGCGGCGAACCAGGGGCGTCTGGAGGCGTACCGCCAGTGGACCGAGATGACCGGGCGGGGTGATGAAATCCGGCGCTTCTGGCTGACCGCGGCTGATGAATTAGTGTGCAAAGTGTGCCGGCCGATCCCTGATATGAACCCGCAGGGGATCGCCTTGAACGAGCAATATGCAACCCCGATCGGGCCGCAAGATCAACCGCCGATACATCCCAACTGCCGCTGCACCGAGAAAATTGTGCGCTCCGTAGCGCGATAGGCGCCACCCCATCGTGTAATTTTGCTGGCAATACCCGCAAAGGGCGAATATGGGAGGAGAAAGTCCCGTATGCGAACCTTTGCTGACATCATTAAGGGCGATCCGACACCGGCCGATGTGCACAGCGCACAGAGTTTGACAGCCACGGGTCGCCGACGTCGCCGGAAGCCGGTCAAGCCACTTGTGCTGCCGGCAGTCTATCCCCGTGTTGCCAAGAGCAGCGAAGACGCGCCGTTCACGCTGACTGTGCCGATCGTCAAAACCGACGAGGCGCTGCGCACAGTCTACGGCTGGGCATCCGTCAATTCCGAGGGCGGCGCGCTGGTGACCGATCACCAGGGCGATCAGGTCACGGACGCGGAGATGATCGCCGCCGCGCACGACTTCATGACATCGAGCCGCCACGGCGGGCTGCTGCATGCGAGCCGCGAGGACGGCACGCCCCACAGCGGCGGGGAGATCGTCGAGAGCCTCGTTTTCACCGCCGACGTGCAGAAGGCGCTTGGGATCGATCTCGGCAAGACGGGCTGGTTTGTCGCCTACCGCGTCAACGATCCGGATGCCTGGGAGCTGGTCAAAAGCGGAACGTTGAGAGCGTTTTCGATCGGCGGGCGGGCGGTGCGCGTGCCGGTCTGAACTGACCGAAGGAGAGGAGCATGGCGGACCAAAAGGAGATCGGCGGCAGGAAGGTCGTCCGGTCGCACGCGATCAAGCGCATCGAGGAAGCCTCCGCCGATCCAGCGCAGCCGCGCCGGCTGTTCATCGATAGCCCCACCGAGGGCATCGATGAGGAGGAGTTCATCCCGACCGATCCGCAGAACGCCGCTGACGCGCAGGTCGGCGACACGGCGCTGATTGATGAGGACGGCACCCATCACGTCATCCGCAAAGAGAAGGACGACGACAAGGACAAGAAGGATGATGGCAACCGCCCGGCCGGGCTGGTGAAGGGTGGGCCGAATCGCCCGGCGACAGAAACGAACCTGGAGCCCTCCCCGACCAAGCGCGGCGGCTGATCGTGGCGGCGCGTCCACACACCCTGAAGGGGCTGCGCATCCATGAGATCAGCCTTGTGGACGCGCCCGCCAATCCTGGTGCTGTGCACCTCCTCTTTAAGCGAAAGGACGGCCCCGCCATGACGGAGGTTGACCCGATCATCAAGCGCGCGTTCAGCGCCGATGAACGCCAGAAGTTGGCCGCCTCCGGTGCGGCGATGAGCGACGGCAGCTTCCCGATCGAGAACGAGGCCGATCTGAAGAACGCCATCCAGGCGGTCGGCCGCGCATCCGATCCGGCGAAGGCGCGGGCTCATATTAAGAGCAGGGCGCGCGCGCTCGGCGCGACGAGCCTGATCCCCGATGACTGGAGCGGCGGAAAGGGCGGCGGAACGCTCGATCGCCTGCTGACCCGGCTCGGGCTGAAGAAAGCCGCGACGCCCGACGACATCGATCCGGCAACCTATGCCGACGACGCGGCGAAGGTCGTGGACGACGCTACCGATGCGCTCGGCAAGTCGATCGCTTCGATCCTTGCTGATGAGGCCATCACCGACAAAGGCGCGGAGATCACCAAGCAACTCGCGGCGTTCCGTGGCCACGTCGATGAGCACACGACCGCGCTGATCGAGCGGGCCATGCGCGACGTGGCGTCTGTGACTGTTACCGAGAAGGACCCCGACATGCCGACACTGGAAGAGGTGCAAGCCACCAACGCTGCGCTGACGAAGCAGCTTGAGGACGCGCAGGCCGAGCTTGCCAAGGCGCGCATGAAGCCCGCGCATGCTGAGGCGTACGCCAAGATGTCGGGCGATCAGGCCAAGAAGTTCCTCGCTGCCGACGATGAAGGCCGCGAGGCTATGCTGAGCAAAAGCGCAGGCGGCGACACGCAACTCGCCAAGGCGCTCGCGGAGACCGAGGATCTGCGCAAGCGGCTCGCGGTGTTCGAGGAGGAGCGCGAACTGGCGACGTTCCGCAAGCGCGCGACGGAGATTGGGCTGTCAGAGGCGCAGGCCGAGACGCTGCTGAAGGCGTCGAAGGGCGACGACAAGGCGTTCGACGAAATGCTCGGCGTCATCAAGGCGCAGAACGCCCAGCTTCGCACAGCTTCGGTGTTCAAGGAGTTCGGCAGCAGCGGCGGCATGCCTCCCGCTGGTGGGCAGGCGCGCGCCGAGGTCGAGGCCAAGGCGGAAGCGCTGGTCAAGGCCGATCCGAAGCTCAGCATGATCGCGGCACGCGTCCAGGTGCGTAAGGGCGATCCGGCGCTGGCGCAGCGCGAGCGCGACGAGGAACGCGCGGCCGTCCGCGCTGTGGTCTGACCCGGTCAGACAAAAAGTCTGACCACGCCCCACTCAGCATAGGAGCCATCATCCATGGCGACGGAATCCCCCCTCATCCACGACGGCAGCCAGACCACAGCGGCGGCTGACTTGAGCGGCAGCCAGTTCTACGCGGTGAAGATCACCGCCGCACGCGCCGTCAATCTCGCCTCCTCGGG